TGTAAGCACATTTACCACAGATGGTATACTTTATGGTAATGCAGATACAGATGTTCAAGTAACTGATGCAGCAGGCACAAGTGATACTAGCGAATCGTTCCAAGTACTAACAGTAGTCGGCGGCGGCGATAATACACCAGTTTGGACAGATACTATAGATGGTGGCACATTCTAAGTTTACTGAAAACAATAAAAACTAAAACTAAAGGGCCTTAGGGCTCTTTTTTTATGACTAAATACATGTAAGCAATATAACATACTCACTGGAGAAATAAACATAATGACACGCAAACTTAAAATGAAGCACGTAAATGATGTGTACAACGACCCTGTATACAAAGAAGGTGAATTAGTTGTAGCAGGTACATATAATTCACTTAGACTAGGCGATGGCAAAACAGCAGGCGGTAATCCGGTGTCGGCCGGAACGTTAGTTGAAGAGGTTCAACAAGTCGTAACAAATGCTTCAGCAGGATATACACCCGGCGATATGTATGGAACAGGATCTCCACAAGAAATTGAAGTCTATCGCGGCGATAATATGTTAGAAGATAAAACGGGCGGAGATACGACTAAAGATTTTGACGAAGACTTGATGACAGACAAAAATATTATGTTAAGAAGAGCCACTGGTGGTACTGGTGCGATTGATCTTCCTAGATGGAGTTTTAGTCCAGGAGTCAAAACTTTATATCTGTATACAATTGAAAGCGAAGAAGATATTGTAGTACATTATTATCGAGGTACTACAGCAAAGTCGATCACAGTTACATATGAACAACCAGTAATGTTTAAATGTTTTGAAACTGCAACTTGGACAGCATTCCAATCAGTAGCATAGAAGTTAATATAACATAATAAACTAAAGGGCCTTAAATGGCCCTTTTTTTACGAATACAGTAACCATTTTTTAAACTTGATAAATAACTTAGTAGCGATTTCTATCGTTTTACAATGGGCGTCTTTGGACCTGACCCGTACCTAAATAGGAGGCAGTTGCAAATGGCAACAACAATTAGACACAAGCGAAGTGCGGTCGCTGGTAAGAAACCAACTATAGCACAACTTCAAAGTGGTGAACTAGCACTAAACACAGCAGACGGTAAAGTATATTTACTACGTGACGATAATACAGTTCAAGATATTACTAAACGTATTTTTGAAGGCAACTCAGAAATTAAAATTGACGATTTAGCTGACAGTACAGAAGCAGCAATCACAATGACAGTTAATGATGTTGACAAGATGACTATTACAAATGCTGGATTCAACATCAAAGATAATGTTGATATTGAAGACGCCGGTGTTTTAACATTTAGAGAACTTACTGCTTCCGGTGAAGATGGTGTTAGTATTAAAGCACCAAATACATTAGACGCTGGCTACCAACTAACCCTGCCTCCAACTTCAGGTACTATTGGTCAGCTAATGTCAGTCGATGCTTCTGGTAACTTATTCTTTAATGACGCTGATATCTTCGGCGGAAATGTTATTTACGTATCTCAAGAACAAGGCGATGATGCAAATGACGGTCAAAGTGCTCCAGTTAAAACAGTTAAACGTGCTTGTCAACTAGCCTCCGCACAAGTATACAACGCTGATGGCACTATTAACTTTAAACGTATTAACGTCAAAGTTGCTGTTGGCGACTATACAGAAGACAATCCTATTATTGTTCCAGACAACACAGTTATCAAAGGTGACGGTTTGCGTGGTTGTATTATTCGTCCTGCTAATGCTAACTTGGACATGCTACGTGTTCGTAACGCTTGTTACTTTGGTGAATTTACATTCCGCGATGGTGTTGATTCAAACTTTGTTCCACTTATCACAGCTGACTATGCTGTTGCATTTGATGATCCAACAGCAACTGATGTTCCTGATCGTGCAAGCTATCCAAACTTGCCAAACACAAAACCAACTATTACAACTTCACCATATATTCAAAACGCAAGTATTATTTCGTTCTTAGGTATGAACGGAGCTAAGATTGATGGTTCAAAAGTTGAATCTCCAAACGTTCCGGTTAATCAAATCGAAGCTGAGAATCCAGTAGTTGGCGCAATACCTGAGCAAGGTAAATCAATGGTTGCTAACGCCTTTACTATTTTGAGTTTTGGTGGTACTGCTTGGCGACTAACCAACGATGCTTATGCACAGATCGTGTCTTGCTTTGAAATCTTCCTACTCAACGGTGTTTATACACAAAGTGGCGGATATTGTTCTATTACCAACTCTGCTACAAACTTTGGGTTGTATGCGTTGAGAAGTAGTGGTTATTCGCCAAAAGCATTCCAGTTTGACAGAGCATTTGTAACAGCAACAGGTCAAAGTGAAGGTAAACAAACAATCACAATCGCAGGTATTAATCGTGATACACCAGTTGAAGAATTTGTATTACGTTTTAGAGATCCAGACTATAAAACAGCACACGACTTGCTAAAACTTAATAAAGATATTATTGCTAATGATGTGGTAACTTGGATCAATGCACAAGTTGCAGCAGCTTCTCCAAGTATATGGGCAGGATTTACATATAACGAAGATAAATGTAGACGCGATGTTCAACGATTGATTGATGCTGTACGTTATGATTTCTTGTTTAATAGTAATCACAGAAGTGTTAGTGCTGCACTAAGATATTTTAGCGGATCGTTTGCAGGCAATGTATTTGCTGCTCAAAAAGATCAACACATTGCAGCATTTGCACAAGCTAAAGCACTCACAGCAAATGCTCTTACAGATGCTACTGCAACTAGTAGAGCAAATGTACTTTGGGATGAAATTATTGATATTGTAACCAACGGTGATGCAAATACTGTACCCGGTGATAGTGTTGCAGCCGCATATTCTCGTCCGTTGCCAACAAGCGGCACAGATAACGCCAGTGATGCAGGATTTGAAAATGCAGTATTGCAAATAAATGCAAACAAAACATTTTTACAAAAAGAACTTACTGCTTGGTTAAATGCAGAAATAGCCGCAGGAAACTCACCGTTTGTGCCAGGATTTGCATACAACGAAGCAAAGTGTGAAAGAGATACTGGACTTATTATTGATGCTTTATCGTATGATTTAACATATGGCGGAAACTTACAAACACTAGTTGCAGCACTAGCATATTTTATTGACGGTGTAGCACAATACGGCGCAGGTCAGCAAGAAGAAACTATTGCTGCTTATGGTAGACTAAAAGAAATAATCCAACAAGTCATACAAGAACAAACAGTTGTTGTAACCGCAGGAAATACAGAAACACAAGATGTATCAGGTACAGCAGGTAGTGAAGCAGCAGCTGATTATGCAGCAGCTAGACTAGACGAAATCATTGCTTATTTAACTAGTAATGGTGCTACAGAGCCAACTAGAGTTGAGCCAGATATAACTTGGACTGGTGCAGCACTACAAGCAGACTTCAATGAAGTAGGAATCACAGGTCAAATCAATATTGCACAGAATGTTACTCAGTTTATTAACGAACAAATACAAGCAAATATTTGGTATAACTTTGATTATAATCAATCAAAATGTAATAGAGACACACAACTTATTGTCGAAGCAGTAGCCAACGATGTTTGGGATACAGGCAACAGATATTCACGTAGTGCTGGCTTGGCTTATTATACACAAAACTTACAAGATAGTTCGCGTATTAGTATTAGTGGTCAAGAACTACAAACTATTGCTGCTATTGAGCAAGCAAAGACAGAAACATTAGCATATCTTACTGGAGTTAGTGCAGCCGTACAAGATTTTGCAAGTGCAAAGTTTGATGTTGTAAAAACTATTATTAATGATCCAGACGACCTTCCAGATCCAACTGAAGTGAGTAGTGAAGGCGATATTACAAACGACTTCAAACTTACACCAACTGAAACTACATTTGATGCTGCTACAGCCGTTAATGTTTTAGCAGATGTTATTACAATTGTAGATCACGGATTCTCAAATGGTCAAAAAGTTATATATGATCCAGATGGCAATCCTCCTATTAAAGGACTTGATGCAGAACAGACTTATTATATTAAAATCATTAATGATGACGAATTTAGTTTAACATTTGACGAATCAGGAGATTTTGATGTTAATCTTATTGAAGTAAGTTCAAACACTCACAAGTTCTTCTCAAACGTTATTGAATTCTTTGTTGAAGAAATTATAAGTTCTCATACAACATATCAAACACTAATACTAGAATCGGGAGCTGAAAGTTATGAGTTTGTGCCTGGTAGATCTATTACAGGTACAACTGGTGTTAATAATAACAGTGCTATTGTTACAAAATGGGAACCAAGAGAGCGTAGACTAGTTGTAAGTATTGAACAAGTTGCAGTTGGTTCTAGTGTGCTTAGAGTACAGTTCGACGAAACAAGTATTATTGCAGAAGACCATGCTAGTTCGCCAAACTCAACCATTGGTGTTAACGAAGCAGCTACAAAGTTAGGTTTAGGTACTGCAACATTCTCGCTTACTGCTACTGACGGTAGCAGTAGTTTAACAAACACTGTTAACTTGCCTGAGAAACAACTTTGGTTCCACAGACCGTCGATTGTTAACAGTTCTTCTCATACTTGGGAATACGCAGGTTCGGGTGTTGACTACAACGCACTTCCACAAAACGGTGGTAACACAAGAAGTGAGTTTGAACAGTTTGAAGAACTTCCAGGACGTGTTTACTCATCAGGTACAAACGAACTTGGTGACTTTAAAGTTGGTGACTTTATTACAGCGTTCAACAGAACAGGTAACATTACATTTAGAAACAAAGTTCAAGTGGACGAGCTTGATGCTTTGCGTTTGAGTTTGAGTGACGTTGCTATTGAAGAAATCTCAACCAGTGTTAACTTAGGCGACGACGAACTTGGCGGACCAAGTGATGCACGTATGGTCACACAGTTAGCAGTACGTTCGTTTATTAACAACAGACTAGGCGGATTTGTTGACAAATCAGTTAGTACAGCTGCCGTTCCGGGTGCTATTGTTCAGCTTAATACCAACGGTCAGTTAAACGGAGATTTGATTCCGGCAACACGTCAGTTTACCAACACAAACACACAAGGCTACCTATCAAGACTAGAACAAGTTGATGATATTCCGGCAATAGATCTAAAAGCTGGTGACATTGCTACAGAAAACTACGAGCAAGTTGAACTTACACTTAGTGGAAATATTACAAATGTTAGTAACGGTGATGTGATTACACAACCCGGCATTGCCGGCGCTATTGCATATGCAAAGGGTGCATATCCATCAAGTGGAAACATACTTATTGCTAGTGTTCCAGGAGCGTGGAACACTGAAGATGATAGTACAGGCGATCCTTGGGATGTAAGTGGAACAGCACCAAACTTGTTTGTTAATGGAGTTGATTCTGGAGTACGCCCAACTGCAAAAGGTGCAGTGTCAGAGATTGTTGACAACTTCTTCTTACGTAGTTCAAACAGCAGTCAGTATTTGGTTCTTGATCCAGATGTCGACTATACATTTACTAGTGCAGTTATTACAGATGTTGAACGTACAAGCAACATTGCTACAATCACAACAAGCGGTGCTCACAACTTACAAGTTGATAACAATGTACAAGTTTTAGTTCCAGATGATACAACATACGATGAAAATACACTTGTGTTAAGCACACCGACAGCAACATCATTTACTATTGCCAACACTGGCGATAATGAAGCTTCGAAAACAATAGCAGGTACTGCACGTACTATTGTTACATCAGCTGACGGAAACGCTCAGGGTGCTGTAACAGAAGTACGCTATGGTATACTAACAGGTGTAGATAACGGTTCTATTTCAGGCGGCAGTTTGTATACTCCAACCAACGGAACAAAAGTATATTCAGACGTAGCATTTACAAACAACTCAGGATCGGGCTCAGGCGCAACAGCAGACATTACTGTAACAGCAGGACAGGTTACTGACGTTGATATTAAAACTGGCGGTACTGGTTATGATACCGGCGATCTACTTAGTGTTACTGCATCAAGCATTGGCGGAACAGGTAGTGGTTTTGAAATTGAAGTTACAAGTTTTGAAAAACGTGCGTATATAAATATTTTAGGTGGCGAGCTTTACGTTGCTAGTTCATCGAGTATTGACTTTGTTGAAGACAACACTGCAACACAAAACGGTAAAATAATCAACTTAGACGACTTTATTGAAAACAACTTCCTAGCTGGTGTTAGCGGCAGTGGTGGTAATGTTAACTATACAGATTCTCGTATTATTGTAACAAATCATGGATTTGAAAACGGCGACCCTGTAACCTACAATACCAATGGTAATGTTGCAATTGGAGGCCTAGTAAACGGATTGGTTTATTATGCTAAAAAGATTGACGCAGATACATTTGAATTATATTCAGGATTTGCATTAATAAATCAAATTGAGTTTACAAGCACTCCTGCTAACAATGCCCACACACTCACAAGAAGAACAGTTAACTTAGTTGACAATAGTATTGTAGTACAAGCACACGGGTTTTCAACTGGTAATGCTGTTAGATTTGAATCACTATCAGATGGTAGTTCGTCGAATGCACTGTTTAGTGTTAATGCAGAAGCAGTAACATCAGGAAGTAGATTCTTTATAGGATCTGTAACACTCAACAGCTTTACACTTCATGCATTACGTAGTGACGCATTGAGTAGTATCAACGATCTAGTAACTAACCCAAAACTTATCGACGGTATTGGTGTAGGTAGTGCAAACGTTATTAAAAACAACGTACAAGTTAATGCAGTTATTAATACTTCTAGTAGATTAATTGCTAACTGGAACACACTTGCTGTTACAAACATTGATGCTGAAAATATTATTTCAGGTACTATTAGTCCAAGTAGACTTGGCGCAAGTGGTGTGCCAAACAGTGAAACAGCATTGTTTGGTGATAGTTCTTATAAAAATGTTGTACAAACACTTAAAAAACAAAACACAACAGATAACCCTATTACACTAACAGGTAGTAGTGTCGGCGGCGAGTTCTACGGCGATCCGGTACAGATTGGTATTGCTAACGTAGACCTTGATCCTCTGGGTACCTTTTCTACATTAGGTGTTAGTAGATTTTTACAAACGCAGTTTGACGTTCCTAGTGATGGTAGCGGACAGGTGTTTATCAAAGACGGTGTAGTTGATGCAGGTACGCTAGATGGACTTGATAGTGCATATTTCCTAAATCCTGCTAACTTAACAAGTCTTGTTCCAGTTGCAAGAGGTGGTACAAACATTAGCACATACGCAATCGGCGACATGATATATGCACAAACCACAGGTAGTTTAAACACGCTCAACATTGGTAGAAACAACAGTTTCTTAAAATCAAATGGTGTAACACCGGAATGGGGTACAGCACTTGATCTATCAGAAGGACTTGACGTTGGTAACGCTTCGCTTAACTCATCCAGTACAGGTAGCGGTAGTATTTATAATGCAAATGTTACTAGCTTAGAAATAGGCGGCGCTGCTACTAATATTAAAATAGGTAATGCAACTTCAACACGTAACTTGTTAACATTTGTTGACGGTTATGAAGCAACTATTTCACAGGATGTAGTAGTTAACCTTGGAAGTGTTACTGTAAATACAAATGGAGTTACAGCCAACGGCGAAAAAGAAGTTCCGATGAGTGATACATCAACTATCTTAGCAGGTATGTTGGTTACTGGTAGTGGCAGTATTCCATCAAACACAACAGTTAGTGGTGTTACTGATGAGTACATATATTTAAGTACAGAAACAACAGGTACTATTACAAACTCAACTACACTATCATTTACTTATACTCCTAAAACATTAGGTGTACTAGCTGGCGATACTATTAATATTGCAAGTAGTGCAGTAACAAACTTAGATGGTAGTTGGCCAGTTATTGGTGCAACTGAAAACGCAACTTCGTTTACTATTAGAACAGATTTTAATGTTACATCTGATCCATTGGACGTTGTACAAGGTACAATAAACATTGGTAATAACATGATTATTAGAAATAGTACTGTTGTATTTGGCAATGCTGAAGCAAGTGAAACACCAACTAGTTCTACAATCAAAGGTACAAGCGGTATTGGAAACAATGTTGCAGGCGGAGCCATTACTATTGAAGGCGGTTCCGGAACAGGTAATGCAACCGGCGGCGATGTAATCATTAAAACTGGTGAAGTTTCGACATCAAGTGACATTGAACACACAGTTCAAACTCGTTTAACTATTGATACAAGTGGTAAAGCAACATTCACTGGTGAAGTTGAAGTTGATGCTACATTAAGCACAAGTGAAACAACTGTTGCTCTACTAAATGATACTGCTACAACTATTAACATGGGCGGCGATGCAACAGCAATCAATGTAGGTGCAGCTACAGGTAAAACCACCTTTGCACACGATGTTGATATTAATGGTGGAGACTTAGATTCTACTGAAACAACATTTAATGCATTTGCAACACCAACAACATTGAATGTAGGCGCAGCAGCAACAACAGTTAATATTGGTACAGGTGGTGACGGCGGCGGAACAACTACTATTGGACACGATCTTGTTGTTACAGGTGATCTAACAGTTAATGGCGATACTACAACTATTAACAGTACAACACTAACTGTAGACGATCTTAACATTGTTGTAGCAAGTGGTGCAGCAAGTGGTGCAGCAGCAAACGGTGCTGGTATTACAGTTGATGGTGCTAACGCAACACTAACTTGGGATAATGCAAATACAAGTTGGGATTCAAGTGAAGACTTTAACCTAGCAAGTGGTAAAGCATATTACATCAACGATGCAAGTGTTCTTAACAGTACAACACTCGGCAGCGCAGTTGTCAACAGTAGTTTACAAACATTAGGAACTATAGGAACAGGTGTATGGCAAGGTAGTGTTATCAACAGTACTTACGGCGGCACTGGTGTAAACAACGGCGGCAGTACTATTACTATTGGCGGCAACTTTACACATACTGGTGCTCATACATTAGGATTAACAACAACTGGAAACACCAGTGTAACATTGCCAACAAGCGGTACACTTGCTATTACAGGAAATCCATTAAGTCAGTTTGCAGCAACTACAAGTGCGCAACTGCGTGGTGTACTAAGTGACGAAACAGGATCTGGCGCAGCAACATTTGCTACATCGCCAAGTTTTACTACTGGTATTAATGCTGCAAGTGCTACAATGGCACTGTTTGACACAACTGCAACATCAATAAACATGGGCGGTGACGCTACTAGTGTTGAGATAGGCGCAGCAACAGGTACTACAACTATACACAACAACTTGGATGTAGACCTAGATGTTAATGTTGACGGCGGAGATATAACTACAAACGCAGCAACTTTTAACCTAATCAACACAACTGCAACTACACTTAATGTAGGTGGAGCAGCAACAACAGTTACAGCAGGTGCTACAACAGGCAACTTTAACATTAGAAATACAAATGTTAACTTGTCAGGCAACTTGTTTGTAAATGGTACAACACTTGATACAGATGAAACAGGTACATTTAACTTGCTTAAAGACAATGCTACAACACTAGCATTTGCTCAAGCAGCAACTGAGATTGTAGTTGGTGAAACTAAAGCAGCAGCAGATTTAGCAGGTGCTTTAGGCGAAATGGTTGTACGTATGGATTTACGTACAAATACTGATATGTATATTGATGGTGATTTGTTTGTTAGTGCTATTAACAATACTCCGATTGGTAACATAACTCCAAGTAGTGGTGCATTTACTACACTAGCTTCAAACAATCTAGTAACATTTACTGATGGTACAAATGCAACCGGTGCAACATTTGCAGGTGGCAGTGCAGCAGTCAAAATAAGTGGTGGGTTGTATGTAAACAAAGATATACGTGCAGATAACTTTATTGGTGATATGAGTGCTGCTTTCCTAACTAGTGGTACTATACCGGATGCACGTATTGCAGTATCTGGCGTAACACAGCACCAGTTGAGTATTACTGGAACAGGTGCTCTAAATGCTGGTAGTATTACTAGTGGGTTTGGAAATATTAATATCGGCGGCATATTCTCAGGTAATGGTAGCGGTTTAACAACACTAAATGCAAGTAACTTGAGTAGTGGTACTGTAGCAGATGCACGTATTGCTGCTTCGAGCATTACACAACACCAAGCACAAATCACAGGAACAGGTGCACTTAACAGTGGTAGTGTTACTAGCGGATTTGGCAACATCAACATTGGTACAAGTACATTTACTGGTAATGGCAGTGGCTTAACAACACTAAATGCAAGTAACTTGAGTAGTGGTACTGTAAGCGGAAGTAGACTGGGCGGCAATCAAAGTATGGCAGGTGTAAAAACATTTAGCAATACTAGTGCAGCAACAACTACCACAACTGGTGCAGTACGTGTAACCGGAGGCCTAGGTGTTGCAGGAGATGTATATGCTGGATCACTTAATACAACAAGCGGCGGCGGAATTCAAAACTTGAGTGCAAGTAACTTAGCTACAGGAACTGTTCCAAATGCACGGATCGACGGTACTTATAGTAACTTAACTGGAACTGGCGCACTTGGTGCAGGCGAAATAACAACAACATTTGGCAACATCAACATTGGTACAAGTACATTTACTGGTAATGGTAGTGGATTAACAAATGTTGATGCTGATACGCTAGACGGTATCGATAGTGCAAACTTCTTACGCAGTAATACAGCTGATACAATGACTGGCTTGTTAACAATGAGTCATGCAGGCGATGAAATGATTCGTATGCAGGATACAAGTGCTACTGGTAATCCTTATATTAGTTGGTATCAATCAACTACTAGACGTGCGTACATGCAGTATAGAGACGGTGATGATAGTTTGTACATCAAAAACGAAGGTGCAAATACTGCACTTGAAATAGATGGCGGTACAGGCGGATTGATATTCCAAAACGGCAGTACCAACTACACTGTATGGCACAGCGGTAATGATGGTGCAGGTAGTGGACTAAGTGCTGACAATCTAGATGGTTTGAGTAGCGGAAGTTTCTTACGCAGTGATGCAAATGATAGTTTCAGTGGCACATTGAGTGGTAGTGGTAGCATCAACATTACTGGTAACATTACAGCCGCAAACTTTACAGGTAACGGTTCGGGTCTAACTGGTATCACTGCTGACAATGCTAATACACTAGACGGCATTGATAGCACTAGTTTTATAAGAAAGGACGCAGCAGGCGACTGGCAATTAGCAAGTAGTACTAACAATGCATCATACACTTATGCTGCTCTTGAACTACGAGAACTTAATTTTGCAAGCGCTCAAGCAGATACTACTGCTGTTTCACCTCGTTTAAGTTTCCACTGGGGCGGCAGAGTTGCTTCTCAGATTTCTATGACAAGTAATGGTTGGATTAACATCATTAACAATCCAGGAACTGGATATGAAAGTTTTAGAGCTAGTAACATTTACGGTACTGGTGAAATTACTGCTTACTATTCAGACGAACGTCTAAAAGAAAAAGTTGGTAAGATTGAAAACGCTCTTGATAAAGTACTAAGTATCGAAACATTCCTATACAAAAACAACAAAGTTGCTAAAGAAAACGGTTTCGAAGATGATAACATTCATGTTGGTGTTAGTGCGCAAAGTGTTGAACGTGTACTACCCGAAGTTGTTAAACATGCTCCGTTTGATATAGAAATTGTCGACGGTAAAGAAATTAGTAAAACAGGTGAGTGGTATAAAACAGTACAGTATGAAAAACTTGCTCCACTTTTAATCGAAGCAATCAAAGAACAAGATGCTAAAATTGAATCTCAAGCAGCAGAAATTGCAGAGCTTAAAGCAATGGTACAAAAACTACTAGATAAATAATATAAAGGATAGCCACGTTTGTGGCTATCTTTACTTGACACTGCTTAAATAATGTGTTATATTAATAGAGAGAAATAGGAAGTAATATGGCATTACCAGCAACAGGCTCGACAATAACAATGTCTCAAATCCGCAACTACTTTAGTGCGGGCAGCAGTACTATTGCTATTGGTACACTAGGTGTTTATATTGGTATTAGTCAAGGCAGTACTATTAGCATGAGTTCTAGTTTTGGTGGCTACTATTTCCCAATACCAGGTTAAAAGGAAAAAAAATGAAAACATTATACGAAGTATTAAATGTAGACTTAGCACAAGAATATACTAAAGAACGTAAAAAAGAAGCAGCAACAGCACTTAACCTTGACGGAGATTTGCACGAAAAAGTTTTTGCTGCAATCGATGATATGGTTATTCCAAATGATGATGATAGATTGCATTGGATTCAAAAGTTAGGAAGAGCCGCAGGTGCAGATTTACTTACACTAGGTAAAGTACAGCCTGAAAGTATGCTGGCTATGGCTAGTTTGTCAAAAGAAGATTTTAAAGAAGCTGTTAAGATTGCAACAAGTGCTGCAAGAACATGGAACGAATACACTGTATCAGCCGAAAAAGATTTAAACGAAGAAACTATGCCATCAACTATGTTGTAATATGAAACTAAGTATTTGTGTTCCTGCACGTGATCAAGTACATACAGGGTTTGCTCGCAGTCTTTGTCATTTAACAAATAGATTAACAAAACAAAATGTTGATTTTGATCTGCATATTGTTTGTGGTAGTGTGATTGTTGAAAGTCGAACTGCACTAGTAAAAGAAGCATTAGAAAATAATGCTACACATATTTTATGGCTTGATAGCGATATGCACTTTCCGCCATCTGTTTTTGAAACTCTGTTGTCACACAACAAAGACATTGTAGCAGGTCAATACAGTACTAGGTATTCACCGTATCGTACAGTAGCATTTACTGATTGTGAAAATACTGACAATAGATTAGATGCTAGTTTTGGATTGCACAAAGTATGGGCAGTTGGTATGGGATGTATGCTTACAAAAACAAGTGTGTACAATGATCTACCCAAGCCATGGTTTGATCACGAATACAACAAACGACTAGATACTTTCAGCGGAGAGGATATATACTTTTGTAATCAAGCAATGCACCACGGTTACGAAGTATGGATAGATGCAGGCATCAAACTTGCACATTATGGAACAAAGGCAAATATACTATGAAAGCTATTGACAGATTTGAAAGATTTGGAACACCAGTACATAATGGACAGGATTTTTTAAAGAATCATATTTTTGAAAAATATCCAGTTGTAAAAACCAGCGACTATGAAGATTTGGAACAAGTTTGGAAGTTAGATTGCAATTCTGATTATGTGTGGGTTGTTGACGAAAGTATTGAAACATATAGTTCATTTCCTTGGTTCTTTAAACCAAAAGCTGAGGATGAAGTTCGTATACATGCGTTTCCTTATGTATTTGAAAATAGCCGAAAAGTCAAAGACTGGAATAGAGTTAGATTGGTTCCGACTAAAAAAGGTGAATATACTGTAAATCAACATGCTTATATTTGCGGACACTATGATCCTTACAAAGGAAAAGACAAGTTTGATATTTTTTACATTGGCGAAGATACAAAAGTTTTAAAGAATCTTGAAACTAGAGGGTTTGATGTACAGGTAGTTGACTCCATAAACACAGCTAAACAAAATAGTTTTACTGATATGTTTTGGATAGTGTACGATGATACTGAAGTAAGAGATACATTTAAGTTTAGCTACAAGCCAGACGAGTGGAGTTTTAATATTCCACATGTGTTTGGCAATGGCGATATAGATACACTAGATGGCATTGTACTTTGTCCAAAATCCTGCGAGCTAACAGACAAAGAAATAAAACATAGATTTTTTATTAATAAAAAAGAAGTAAGAATTTTAGCAAGTAATCCACGATGCTATGATAAGTTTGTTATTAACAACTATGAAGATTACAAGTACGCAAATGAAGTTTCGACAACTGATATGTTCTGGGGATATTCAGACAACATTGTTATTGACGAAAAGTTTGAGTTTGATTATTATATTAGTCATCATAGTAGTGAAAAAAAATCTAATCATGCTTGGCTAAACGGAAACAAGTACGATGGTGTATTTTTGTTTAGTAAGCAAGCATTGGTAAGCAAAGAAGAAATAGAACACAAAGAACTAAAACATAAAATTGACCATGACATTATAGCAAGTGGTCCAAAAGATTATGAAAAGTTTATAGTTGAAAACTATGAGCAATACAAGAGTGCATTTCATAGTTGCGGCAGTGATATGATGTGGCTAATCCCATTTGACGTAGATCCGTTGAGTGATTTTGAATGGGACAACTATTTCCACGATCAAGATTCTTTTGACCGATCAACAAATCATGTGTTTTTAAATGGTGTTGATTATGATGGCATTGCATTATTAAATACTATAGATCTTATATCTGAAAAAGAATTTGATCATAGATTTTATGTTAATAAAAAAGAACATGCAGTTGTAGCAAGTAAACCAAAAAAATATAAAAAGTTTACAGTTGACAACTATGACGATTATACAAATGCATTGTACAACTCCGACACTGAAATGTTTTGGGGTGTGCCTACTGACGTTGATGTAAACAAAGATTTTGATTTTAGTTTATACTTTAGTCATCAAAATACATTTGATAGAAATATCAATCACGTATTTTTAAATGGCGACAACTACGATGGTATTGTATTATACAGTAAAAATGTATTAGTAAGTGAAAAAGAAATTGAACACCGCTTTCTTATAAAAAAGAAAGAATATGATGTTGTAGCAAGTACACCAAAACAATATCCAACATATACAGTAAACGATTATCAAGATTATTTAGAAGCAAAAGAAAACTGTAACACAGACATGTTTTGGATTGTAAACGATTCGTTTTTACCTAATGAAGATTTTAACTGGAATTTTTATATCAGTCATCATAATCAATATGAACGTAGAATAAATCATGTTTGGAAAAATAGCGAGTTTTATGACGGTATTGCATTAGTTAGTAAACAGTTGAATATTAGTCAACGAGAAATTGATTATAGATTTTTTGTTAACAAAAAAGAATACGACGAAGTTGGTAGTATGCCAAAGCCGTATGATATTGTGTTTATTAGTAATGGCGAACCAAATGCCGACGACAACTACTATGAACTAAAAGAAAAGTATCCAAGAGCAAAACGAGTAATGGATATCAAAGGAATTCATGCAGCTCATAAACGTGCTGCCGACTTAGTTGAAACAGAAATGTTTTGGGTTGTTGACGGCGATGCTGAAATAATAGACGACTTTGAGTTTGATTACTATGTGCCTGCATACGATATCGACGGTAAAGATACTGTGCATGTGTGGAGAAGTCACAACCCAGTGAACGGCCTAGTGTATGGATATGGTGGCGTCAAACTTCTGCCCACTCGATTAACAAGAAACCTTGACGAAACTACAACTGATATGACTACTAGTATTAGTGATAAGTTTAAAGGTGTAGATAAAATGAGTAATACAACAGCATTTAACACAGATGCATTTAGTGCATGGCGTAGTGGATTTAGAGAATGTTGCAAACTTGCTAGTCGTACTATTGCTCGACAAAAAGATGACGAAACTGATTTTAGATTAGATGCATGGTGCTCAAGAGGAGATGATAAACCTTTTGGAAAAGCAGCTATTGCTGGAGCAAAAGCAGGTAAAGCATTTGGCGAAATGAATGCAGACAATCCAGATGAACTAGTAAAAATTAATGATTTTGAATGGCTTAAGAATCAGTTTGAGATATTATATCTACCAACCGTATAACTGTATCTAGTTTCTTTTGATTGGTTTTACTTCGTAGTGTATTACTCAACCCGTGATGTAAAGGTTTTGGCCATTTTCCAAATGTTACCCAAGCGTAGCCATCATGCTCATTATTTAATTCTGGAATAAATTCATTATCAACTACACAAAGATATGTGTGAAAACTAAAATGATTATCGCTGCTTATAAATGTTTCTAAAGGTATTGTTTTTTTAATATTTGGAAGATTGCCTATTTCTTCAGTTATTTCTCTTTGCAATCCTTCCCAAGGTGTTTCAATGCCTTCGTTTGTCCCACCAACTAATCCCCAAAGGTTTTTTGTTTTTCCTTTGGTGCGATGTAAAAAAAGAAATCGTTTTGTTTTAAGGCTATAAAATAAAGCACCACTGCAAATTATCTTGTTCATACAACTACTTATTTTAAAGTGTAATAGTCCAAGTTCCTCGTGGATAATAACCATCAACTGCACTTTGCCAATAATATCCGTTCCAATAAAACTGTTGTCCAGTGGTTACATTGGTAACATATGTAGTTTCGTTATCATCGCTTGAATTCCAAATGTTGACCCATTTAGATCCATCCCATTCAACTATATCATTTGCATCAGCTGAAAAGTCTGTATTATCTGCATTTTTCCAAGCATCAGGACCTTTTTCGTTTAGATTGAGTACATACGAGATATTGTCGTCGATACTGTATGCTGTAGTTAGATTTATAACAAACTTATCATCAATGTTTGACTTTGTTGCTGCTACTGGTGTTCCGTTTACAAATACTTCAAAACTTGTAACACGTTCATCTCCTGCTCTATCAGCTAACTCGCTAGTAGTAATAGTAAAGTCTATATCAGTATCTATTCTATTACTACTGGTAGTAGCTTTAAAACTACGTTCAACTTTATAACCTATTGGTCCTAATAATAATAATCTAACACCAGGTGTTTTTACTGTCTGAGGATTATAAGTTATAGGATTAATAATATAATCAATAGTTCCATCCGTCTTAGACGGTCCTGTTATAATAGTGTTAGCCGGCAATGTGTCCTCGTCCCAATCGATAATCATTGTATGAGTATCATTGCTTGGGATATTAAACGTTCCAATTATTTCACCACTAAGTTCTGCTCTGCGCAATCTTATTTGACTTATGTTAGGTTGATATTTTGACGGCAGCTCTGCTTCTATAACATTTAACCAACTAATATCGCCTACTCGAAGTTTTTTATTTTTAGCTAGTTTGGCTTCGTCGTCATTAACTATAAGATCAAAATCTCTATAACTTACAACTATTGGATTGCTTAAATCTAATCCTGTGTTACTTACACTTGAGGTAGATGTAATACCAACATTTCCTGCATTAACAACAGTACCATCTGGTAATACAGTAACACCACTTGCAGCACCCTGATCTGATGTAGTAGGAGGATTAAACCCTTCTAAACTAATAGTGCCAGCATCTTGACTGTAAACACCTGTGATAATATCTGTTATAATGCCTAGTTTTTTAACTTTACTAGGTGGCGAAATATATATTGGTGCTGTAAATCCTAGTGTAGCAACATCAATGTCATCTTGTGTTCCTACAGGAATAGTTCTACTACTAAAGTTAATATCTTCTAAATACAATGCACTTAAACTAGTCCAATCTACATAGTTGTCAGATGTTTGAAACTCTAAGTCTGGATTAAATAACATAAAAATTTGTTCAAGTATTTGTAGTTTTTGATCAGTACTTGTTGACCATACGTCAACATTAACACTCAGTGTGTAAGGAGTT